CGCTTCTTCGCGCAGAGGGCGATATGGTTTTCGTTCATTCAACAGATAATTCACAGCCGCACGATATTGATAATGGCGACCTCTGCTTCTGTAATCCATCCAAAATTGAGGGCCATAAGCTCAAATGAAAACCTACGACCAGTACACCTATGACGACGCGGGAAAATTATTCCCGCCAGACCGCCGCTCGGATACAGCCAAGACGGCCACCGAGTTCTTCAAAGGCAATCACTGGCTTAAGGGGAAGGGCTTCGTCGGGGAACTCCCTCCAAGGGGCATGAAGGGCTACATCCAAACCATCAACATGATACGCGACGGGTTTGTCTCGGAAAACATCGTCGGCGAGGTGATAGAGAATCAGGAAGGCGGACTCTTCGGTCGAGAGCCGATCTGGAGTTTTCTGTCAGACGACGGGACGAAAAAAGAGAAGGCAGCCAAGGAGACTTATGCGCCACTGACGGATTGGTGGAATGAGAGAGAGAGATTAAGCGCCCTCCAGGAGAAACTCGGAATCATTCTCTGCGAAGGCATCGCTGTCGGGCACATCTTCTTTTCCAAGGGCAAGGTGGAAAGCAAGAAAGGCGAGGACGGGAAGGTTCCAAAACTACCAGACCTCAAAGCCGGGCTCGAAATGATTTACTGCGAGAACTTGAGGGCCGACGTGGCGGGCGTCTTTACTGACCCGGAGACGCAGGCGGAAATTGGTGTCTATCTATTTGAGCGGGCAACTGAAGTCGCCGGGCAAAAAGAAAAATGCGCAGAGATTTCCTACCTGGATAAGGACGGCAACACAGTCCTGAGAGTTCTCAGAAAAGACAAGGCACCCGAAGAGTTTGGGCCTTACAGGCTGGGGGGCCGTCTATTCGTGCACGAGGCGCGCCGCAAGCCGCTCATCACGGAACAGGTGCAGTCAAATCAAAAGGCTGCGAATCTGGCCAACACGATGATGCAGCGCAACGTCAACCTGGCTGGCGCGCGCGAGCGCACCGTAGCAAACGCCCAGCATCCGAAAGCCAAGAAGAAGGTGGCGGATGCGCAAGCTCCAGGAGGCGTCAAGGAGGTCGTCGAGCAGGGCGTCTATGTCACCGGCGGCGGGGCGGTCAACTTCCTGATGGGCTGGCCGATCTACAACGAGAAGGGGCAGGTGGTGGGCTACACCAACCCGAACGTAACCATCACTGATCCGGTCTCTCCTGTGTACTTTGTGGATACCCGCAATCATTATTACGGGCTTATCCTCAGCCAGTGCCAGCAGAAATATAAGCTCCTGGCGGATGAAGCTACGCCCTCAGGTAAAAGCAGAACGGAGGCGCGCGCCGAATATGAAAGCAGCCTCAAGAAATCCAAGACTCCGATGGACGCCTCCGGCAGATGGGAGCTTGAGACTGTTCTCAGGTTAGCGGCAGAACTCGCCAAGGAAAGCGAGAAGTATCTGAATCTTCGGGCCGACTTTAACTGCCTGATAGATGCCGGTGTGCCGGACGCGGAGACGCGCAGGGTCGTGATGGATATGCGCAAGCCCGGTGGCCCGAATAATGAGCCGTTAATCAGCGACGAGACGGCGCGCAACTGGGTCGGAATAGACGATAACGAAGCGGAGGTGGGAAAAATCGAAGAAGAGGCGAAAAGGAAGAAGAATGAGCCGCCTCCGCCTCCGACAAATCAGCCGCCAGCCCCGCCTCCAGCGGGATAGAAAAGGATAAGTGAACAAGTGACTTGCATTATAGGATTAGCGACCGCAGATGGACAGGCTTTCGTGGCCGGGGATTCATGCGGCACCGTCGATGATAGCCTATGTTTGATTGCCGACGGAAAGGTCTTCAGAGTTGGCGAGTTCATCATCGGCGTCGCAGGCACGCGCCGCCCTGCTGAGGTTCTCCAGTACCGTCTGGAAGTAGTCGCGCCGCCCGTCGGTGCAAGCGTCGAAGACCTCGACCGCTTTATGGCGACCACCTTCGCTGACGCGATGCGTGAGGCGATGAAGAACGCGGGCGCTCTGACGAAGGACGAAGAGAAAGGCGAATGCTTCGATGCGACGGCAATCGTCGCGCTGCGCGGTCGAGTCTATTTTGTCGCCGGTGATTATTCTGTGACCCCTATAGCCGATGGGATATGGGCGACGGGCAGCGGGGCGGCTTACGCTCTTGGCTCCCTCCGTTCAACTAGCGGGAAGCCACCGCACGAGCGCATTCAGACTGCCCTCGAAATTGCTGCTTACTACGCCGAGGGCGTGCGACCACCCTTCCATACCATCCCGCCTGACCGCTACTAATGACATTCTTGCGCTAGATGTAGCGCTTAGACCTCTTTTGCCCACCATTCCTTGTAACTACTTCCTATAATGCGCCCCGTAGTACGAGACCGCTCAGTTTCGCATCAGTCCTAACTTAAAGCCAACCCGGCAGCAGCCGGAACGACAGGAGTCCAGCGGACATGTTGAGAGTTTACGACAAAACGGAAGATATTCCCGAAGCTTTGCGGGAGCATTATTCCAGGCGTGAAGATGGTAAATACCACGCCGACATCCCGGACGAGCATCCGGCTGTTAGACACAACGCCAGGCTTGTTCGCGAAAAAAATGACGCCGTAGAGGCAGCGCGCACGGCGAAAGAAGACCTTGAAAGCGCGAGGGCCAGCAGCCTCCCGCGCGGACACGAGGCGTTGCCTAAAGCAGACGCTGACTTAGCCAAGGCCGTTAAGGAAGCGGGGATTACGACTGTAGACGCTTTCACGAAACTGAAGGATGAGCACGGCAGGTTCAAAGGTGAGTCTGAAGCGACCGCGCGCGAGAAGCATCTCCGCGAAGTCGCAGGCGATCTTGGTTTCGAGCCGGAAGCATTCATCCGCTTGCCGAATCTGCCTGAGTTTGAGCGTCGTGACAGCACGGAAAAGGACGCTAAAGGCAACTTGAAGAAGACCGCCATCGCTAAAGTCAAAAGTGCCGATGGTGTCGTTACCGAAAAGCCCGGACGTGAGTATGTCGAAAACCATCCAGACTATAAGCCGTTTCTCGCCGCCCTGAAGCCGGCTGCCCCGCAGGGCACCAGCGTGCTCGGGAGCGTGGCGGCACACGAATCCGGCGGCAACATTTACGACAACATTCGTGAGGGCGTCAAGCTGGAAGAAAAGGCTGCCGCGAACACGGATAAAACCCTGGAACAGCGGCTCAACATTGCAACGGCTTAAGCCGAGGAGGACTAGATATGCCGCCACTTAGCGTAACAAAAACTGAAGGAGGGTTGGCCTACGCCAGCCCCTTCGTCGGCCCCGTCGGCCATACTGCGCACGTCAAGGTGGACGTGTCCGCTCTGACCAATACGCAGGTGGACTCGAAGGGCATCTTGAAGCCCGGCGTCGTGCTGACCCTCGATGGCATAGCGCCTTCCGATACCGTAGGAACCAAGCAGGTCGAGACGGCCACCGTTCTCGGATCTGTTGGTGCTTCTGGCGCGGGCAATGCCACCGTCATCATCACCTCGCCGCTGCTTCCCGGCGGAACCAAGACCCTCAGCGTGGCCGTCGCTAACAACGACACTGCCGCGCAGGTCGCCGCCAAGATACGGACTGCTCTCGCTGCCGATGGCGACATAAACGACGTTTTCAGCGTCGGCGGCTCCGGCGCAGACGTGGTGCTGACCGCGCTTGTTCCTGCCGCCAACGACGCGACTCTCAACGTGTCGATAGACAACGGCACGAGCACAGGCCTGACGGCTGCGCCTACTTCCGTGAATACCACGGCGGGCGTGGCGGGCGGCGCGAACGCCGTGATCTGCATGGTGAAGGAGGCGACGAAGATCGCCGAGAACAATACCGGCCTTGCTTCCATTACAGACGATCCGTTTGTCGCCTGCGCGACAATCGCCCAGGCCAACCGCGACATCGTCGAAGATAATCTGGGGCGTGCGCTTAACGCTGCCGAAGTAGCTGCGCTCAACAGTGAGCGGAGCCATATCGTTCTGCTTCTGACGTAAGTCAAAGCTTTCCTCGGCTAAGGAGAGAGGATACGCCAATGGATATTTTTAGCTACATCGACTCTGTCAATGAGTTGACAGCCCCGGCGTTGACCGTTCGCGCTCAAGCCATTTCGCCAAACGACAACGGCAATCTCATCTACGACATCTTCTTCCCACGGCAGAACGTGAGAAGCGTGAAGCTGCGCGACATCACGATCCGCAATTTCCGTCCCGCCGCCGACCGGCGCGAATGGAACGCCAGGGGCCGACTCATCCCGATCCAGACTCCCGACAAGCGCGACCTGAAAATCATCCCCGTCGAGGCCTATTCCAAGATTGACGAGGAAGAAATGCAGGAGCTTTTTGAGAACTCGGACGGCGAGAAGGCGCTGATCCAAAGGCGCATCGGCGCGAGCATCCCGGAGAGGGCCGACAACCTGACGAAGGCCGTCTATCGCCGCGTGGAGCTTGACGCCATGTCCGTGTGGTCAAAGGGCTACGTTGACCAGGTAGACCCGCAGACGGGCCGGAGTTTTAGAACGTCCTTCAAGTTTGCGGTCGGGAGGCTGCAAACTGCCCTCTCGGCTTGGAATAGCACTAATGCCTACGACAACCTGCTCGCTTGGGTCAAGGATGGTATTAGTGAGATGGGGCCTATTGAGGGCGTGGCCTTGAGGCAGGCGACGCAGAACGTCATTCAGGCGTCTGCTCCGACCCCTCTGGTGAGCGGCTGGAAGCCTACTATTAAAGAGATCGCGCAGCGCATCACGGATGAACTGGGCAGCCCCTTCCGGTTTTTCACAATTGAGAATACGGTCGATGTCTTTACGGATGGTGGTATCCAGTCCGCCAAGACAAAGATTTGGCCAGACCACCAGATCAACGCTATCCCGGCTGGTCGCGTGGTGGGAGCGACCGCCTATGCTCCCGTAGTTCGCGCAGGCGAGATGGCCGCGGAAGTGCCTGAAGCGCGCATCGACAAAAACGGCATCGCGGTCTTCTACGAGACCGCCAACGGTGGCCGTGAGGTCACAATCGAGTCGCAGGGCAACATCCTGTCTGTTCCCGAAGAGCAGAAGGTCTGGGGCATAGACGTTGGCGTTTAATACTTGGCTTAGGGGAGGACAGAAATTATGCCTGACAATAGGAAGATTTTAAGAGGCGTCCGAATCGGTGCGGAAACGGTCACCGACCCGGACAAGCTGGACCGCTTAGCCACTCCCCAGGAGATTAAATATCTTCAGAGTAAGGGCTATATCGAGGGCTCCTTCAAGGGAACGCCCCGGGCTGCGGCTGATGAGGGCGGTAAGGGCGAGAAGTCGTCGGGTAAGTAACGGCAACCTAAAACGTTTTAGGTTGCATACGCCGCCAAGCGAGGTTTAATGCTCGTCAGTGACCAAAGCTTTCGCGACAAATTTAATTTTCGCGACACATCCATTGACATCGCGGAGTATTTAAGCACAGCCAGCCTCGAAGTTGAAGCATGGGTCGGCGCGGATGTCTACAGCGATGCGGAAAGGCTGACGGATGGGGATAGCGCAACAACGCCTATGGACGTGCGGCGCGCCTACAGGCTAAAGCTCGCCGAAACCTATCTCGCGATGTATTACGCCTACCCGGCCCTCTCCGTTCAGATCGAATCGGGCGTGATCGTTCTCTCGGATCGCAGCGAAGGTGAAACTATCCGCCAGTTCAATAAGCCTCAAGACATCAGAAGCGGAGCCAACGCCTTCCTTCAGATGGCGGAAGAAGCTGCGGGTCCTTACCTGTTATCCGCCGAAAGCTATCGGGACGAGACTCAAGATGAGCCATATAGCGGCGTAGTCCGCACGAGCGTTTTTGGGTAAAACGATGATCTCAGGTGTGCACGTTGATTTATCAGAGGTATTAAAACTTCCGGCTGATGTCCGCGAAGGAATGGGCGCTGGTCTCACCGCTGCGACAACGCGCGGCGCTGAGATTATGAAAGAAGAAGCACCGGAGAGATCGGGCAGACTCAAGGAAGGCATCAAGCCGCACGTTGATCTAGCGTCCATGAAAGGGGAAATCGAAGTCTCAGCTATCCGCCCCGCTCAACCGGCGCACACTGAAACAATCGTCTCTGCTAGAGGGCGCAGTCGCGAGGTCAGATTCGCCGCGCAGCCTGAGTTCGATTACGCAAGGGCGGTTGCCGAAGGGACAGGGCTCTACGGCGCGCGCGGGCAGGAGATTAAGCCAAAGCGCGTTAAGAAACTTCGCTTCGTCGTAAGTGGGCATCCGGTATTCGCTGGCTCAGTCGAAGGGCAGCGCCCTAATCCTTATGACGAACGTGCGGCAGACAGGCTTGAATTGGAAGTTGACGATATCGTTGGCGATGCCATTGAAAGGGCGGTGTCTTAAATGAGCATGCGGTCTCTCGTCTTCGATTTTCTGAAAGCTGAAATTGAAGCAATCGAAGACGAGAGTGACCTGCTCTTTGGGTCTCAGATACTTGAGGATCAGTACAAGGAGATGACCAAGGATAAGGGCATCCGCGTCGGTAAACTCCTCAAGGCGAGACCCGCGCCGAATTCCGGGCAGACGGGCATTGAATTCAGTGATGTGCTGATTGTTCTCATTGTGTTTGTACGTATCGAGCGCGGCCAGAAGCAGGAACGTGCGCCCTACAGTGAGAAGTCATTCGCTATTGCCGAGCGGCTCGCGTTACTTATCTTTGACAACCCAACCTTGGGTGAGAGGGTCAACAGCGCGCGTCCAATCGACATGCCGGAACTCATGGATGACACTGACAACAGTCCATACGCCGTGACAAACATTTTTCTTTTGATTAACGAAACCGGTCAAATTAACTTTCAGAACTTGAGGGGGTAAGCATGAGCCAAGCAGAAGTGAAAAAGAAGCTCCAATTCGCGCCGGAGCAAAAATCTCCGACGCTGGATATTGGCAATGGTGATTACAGTCGCCATTTCGACGCCAAAGACCAACCCTTCGAAGCCGGTGAAGAAGAGGCGAGGATGCTGCTCAATACCGGCCACTTCGTTGAAGCCACGGCTACAGCAGTCAGTACTTCGTCGTCGACTTCCAGCAATCGCCAGGTAAGTGGCGGTGATAGCTCAACGACAGCAAATGCCTCAGGGCAGTAGTCGTACGCGCAGTCGCACTAAAACGTTAGGTCTCGCTTCAGGAGAAAGTCATGCCGACACCACAACACATCAACCAGCGTAAATTCTGGCGCTCAAGGCTCAAGGAAACGGCCTACGGCGCGCAGCCTTCGACCGGCACGGCGGCGAACTATAAACAGTTTCTGGCGAAGGATAATAACTTGGCTAACCTGCAACCGAACGTGCAGGACAATAAGGAATATGCGACCGGTTATCCGCGTCCTACCGATCAGTGGCTGGTCAGCCATGATGCGGCGTTTTCGCATGACTTCGATTTGTGCGCCGAGGAAGTCGGGCGCGACCTCTACGATGCATTCGGCAAAGTTGTCACCACTCAGCCAGCGGCGGTCGCCAACCCGACCGTGTACCAGCACGTCTTTTCGACGATGGATTTAACTGCCTCGCGGCAGCTGCCGTCACGCGCCTGGGTCGAGAAGCTCGGAAGCGCCATAGACAGGTTGTTTCCCGGAGTGTGCCTGGCGCAGTTGGCTCTCTCTGGAGAGGGAACACAACGACTGAATGGGTCTGGCCAGTGGCAAGGGTCAGGTAAAGAAGTAGAGCCCTCTGGGCTAACGGGAGTGGACATCACCGGCCTGCATTATTTTGAGCAGTCGCAGTGCACGGTGAAATTCGATAACGGCTCGGTTCTCACCAACATGGCGACGGCTCCGAATCGTCTTAATAGCTGGCGCATCGAGATCATCAACCAGCTTCTCGGTGAAGATGGTTTTGTCCCCGGCAATGCGGCATATCAAACGACGGGCAATTCAACGAGCGGGCAGGTCCGAAGCGAGATGCTCGTCGGCGATCAGAATTTCAATATCGTCGCGAATGTGCGGATGCTGAGCAACGATCCCTTGCGTGCCTATCTCAAGACACAGACGAGTCTGATTTTCACCAACGATGTTGTCGCCGGTGTTATTGCCGGCGGCGATGGAACGTATAACTACAAGCTCTCAATCAAGGCTTACAGGGCGCCTTTCAAGGCAGTTCAGATTGGCGAGCGCAACGGCCTGGTCACATTGGAGCTAACTATGAATCCGCTCTTTGACCTGACTTCGGGCAAGGATTTGGAGATCACGCTCATTAACGACGTGGCGAGCTACACGACCTAACCCTGGGTCGGAAAATTAAGGCTCAGGGGTCGCCTCTGGGCAATCACCGGGTAAGGCAGCCCGGCCTTTTCGGAAAGTAAAATCCGACGGGCCGGGCTTTCATTTTATGAGGAGAGAATCATGGAAGCAGTATTAGAAGGTGCAGGAAGCGCACCTCTCGAAAATGCAATTCAGAGTGAAGGCGTGTCCGAAACAGGTCAGTCAGGAAAGTCACCTCTTGAAGAAGCAATCAATCCGACTGTGCTTTATGACGCTGACGCCAAGCAACGTTATGGCGTAACTGTACAGCACAAGGGTAAGCGCTATCCGGTATTTTACGAGTTTAACCCAATAACAGATGAGACGTTCATTGAGTATGACCGCCAGCGCGATGTCCGCATGGCGTCGGACGGTACGGGTGGAATCGACAGCAGGAGCAATGGTGCCGCCGCAGCCGCCATGCTGGGCAGAGTAATTCTTCTCAGCGTTGAAGGCTGGGGTCCGGCAGATGGCTCCAAGGTCAAAGACCGCCAACTCGCCGATGCAGTGCAGAACGGCCCGCTCGCCTGCGCCGTCGACCAGAAGGAATTGCCCCTCGGCAACGCCGAAGAGGATCGCCCTTGGGACGAAGATGAGGACGTGAGCAATACCTACGTGCTTCGCACCATGTTCAACGGCGGCGAGTTAATCTGCACACACGTCCTGACAGACGCCGATGCCGCCCAGGAGTCGCGCTGGACGAAGCTGATGGCCAAAACGAAGCTTCTTCCGGGCGAGAGGCTCACACGCAGGGATATTCAAATCCCATCGCGCGCGAAAGCCATCGGAAAGCTCTATGACGAAATGTATATTCGATCTGAAGGCTATGCTGGCCGCATTCCGCTCTGGCACAAGCTTGAAGTGATGAATGAGCACATGGGCGTCCAGCAGGAGATGGTCGACGAGGGAAAGTAAGCCTGCTCGCGTCCGCGATCAGCGCGCGGGTCGGTGAGCTATATGGCCTGACCTCGGATGGGGAGGGATGTCCAGGGCAAGAGCATTGTGCGGCGTACCAGGCTTCAGCAGAGCCGAAGCGTTGCCCCTCTTGCCCTGGATTACCTCTCGCAGGTCTGGCGGGAAATGCTGAAATTGTTGAAATCATCGAGCAGGTCGAGCACCTCATTCTCGAACAACGCGCTGGCGTGCGGTTGGTGAGGGAAGGCATGCCTCGACTCGTCTGGCGAGGATTCCTTCTCTGGCACGAATGCGTCGCGGCGCAGGAAAGGAATCACCAGTCCCGCACAGCACAACTCTTCGAGATGATGAGATCAATGTTCAAGCCGAAGTAGATGGGAAAAAGGTTCATTCCGATTATTTTGACCGGCGACGACAAGCAGGTTGTCGCCACCTTTACCCGTACCTTCGATCTGATTGAATCGAGAGCCAAAAGACTCAACTCCTCCCTCAGTTCTATCAGTAAGGAAGCCACCCGCGTAGCCCGCGAGGTGGATGCAACTCTCCGTGCTTCCGGCGGCGGAGCTTCCCCTTTTCGGAATTTACCCGGCTCCGGCGTTCCTGAAGCTGCTCGTGCCGCGCGTGAGGTAGCACGTATCAATGCGGACACGGTCCGCCAGGCAGAGCAGCAGGACAGACTCCGCGAGCGTGCGGCTAGGACTCTCAGCGACGTTCAGACGCGCGAAGCCAAGCGAGCGGCCAACGAATATCTTAAATCCGAGGCCGATAAGGTACGCGCCGCAGAACAGAGCGTGCAGCGCATCCAGGCCGCCGGTCGGGGCCTTGCGACCATCGGCGCCGGTCTGACGGCCACTCTCACACTGCCGCTTGTCGCCGGGGGCAAGGCGGCTGTTGATAGCGCGGTCAAGTATGACTCCCTTAAACGCGGCCTTTACGCCGTCGAGGGTTCTGCCGAGGCGGTCGAGCGGCGGATGGGAAGCCTGCGGGAAATCGCCAAGCTGCCTGGCATCGGTTTCGAGGAGGCAATCAAGGGCTCAATCAGGCTCCAGGCTGTCGGATTCGAGGCAGGGCGCGCAGAAAAGCTTCTGATTCAATTTGCCAACGCGGTCGCGCTGACCGGCGGTGGTCGAGGCGAACTCGAACGCATCACGGTGCAGCTCGGCCAGATGTCCAGCAAGTCTAAAATCCTTGCTCAGGACTTGAAGCCCATCATCGAAGCCGCGCCTGCCGTCGGCAAAGCTCTCAAGCAGGCTTTCGGGACAGTGGACAGCGAAGAGTTAAGTAAGCTCGGCCTGACTACAGAGCAATTCATAGACAAACTGGTTGCCGAACTTGAAAAGCTGCCACGCGTATCAGGCGGCGCAAAGAATGCCATCGAGAATTTCTCGGACACTGCTGACATCGCTTTCTCTAAACTAGGCAATGCAATCCTGCCGCTCTTTACGACGGCACTGAATGCGACAGCAGTAGTGCTTGACGTTGTCTCCTCAGGTTTCGAAAAGCTTCCCGGTCCCGTTCAAAGAGCCATCGTCATCATCGGCGCGATCCTCGCCGTTATCGGCCCGCTGCTGCTTGCCCTCGCCGGCGTCGTCGCGGCCATCGGCTTTGTGAAGGCGCAGCTATTAACGCTCACTCCCGTCATTGCCAAGGCCGGGATAGAGATGAGCACGCTGTCGAGAGTTATGTCACTTTCAGCTGTGGGCTGGATCGCGCTGGCGGCGCTCGCGGCGAGCCTCGTTGTCTCGCTCATTCAGTGGGCTACGGCCACGCGTGAAGTCAATGTAGTGTCCCGTGAGGCGCTGGAGACCACCAAGAAGCGCATCGCCGAAGAAACCGCAGAACTAGAGGTCCTTCAAAATAGCAGAAACGCGAACCTCAAAGTCGGGGAATCCCTGGAATCCGTCAGAGCGCAAAGAGAGGCTCTGATTGCCGCCAAGCGCCAGGAACTGGAGGTCGATAAGGAATTAGCCAAGGCGCAGGGCGTCCAGGCTGCCACCGCTTTTGTAAATGCTCTCAAGAATCAGAGCACCGCGCAAGCTGAGTTGATGAGCTGGACCCGGATGAGTGAGAACAGCACGATGGATTATTCCGGCGCTGTTATCCATGCCGGTGAAGCGCTCACTAAAGCTCAGGCCGAGACAAAGACTGCCAGCGAGGGCCTCAAAATCTACCAGCAGGTAACAGGAGCGAGCACAGAGGAAGTCCTCAGTCTCGTCAAGGCTCAGACCTCAAATAAGTGGGCTCTCGAACAGGTGACCCTCGCCCTTAATGGCAATACCGAAGCGCAGAGGACAAATCTCTCTGCGACCGAAGAACGCACTGCGGCCATCGAGAGGCAAGAAAAAGCTGTCCGAGACCTGAAACTGGCGCAGGATGATTTGACCGTCGATTTGGCCGGTGTCAACAAGCTGTCAAATGAGCTGATTAACCGCCTTGTGGAATTTCGCGCTCGCGGCGGAGATAACATGCGTGTTTTCGCCGAGCAGCAGCGCGCCGGACTGAAGCAGAACATCGAGCTTGCCGAAAGACTCGCTGTGGCAAACGCTAAAGCCGGTGAGAGCGCTGCCGAAACCCTCAAGCGGCGCGACGAGTACCTGAAACAAACCGGGGGCGAGTTGTACGGGGCTTACCAAGCTCTGCTGGCCAATGAGAAGCAGACTAAATCAGTCAACGACCTCGAAAACGCCTGGAAGAAGAAAGGCAAGACTGTCCAGACCGAATTGCAGCGACTCACCCGCCAAGTCCTGACGCTGACGGGCGATCTCGACTCCTTCACTAATCTCAGTTCGAAAGAATTCGAGCTCAGATTCAAGGTCGAAGGGATGGAGAGGACAAAGAGGGACTTCGAGCGCATTCTCGACCTCCGGCGTGATTTGGACCAGCCTCTGACATCGCCGCTTCCAAGCAAAGACGACCCGGCTGCTCTGCGCGAGACGATCAGAAGCCTTGAACGCCAGAAGCACGTCAAAGAGCAGATCGAAGAACTCACTCGCGAGCAGGCCAATGCCGAAGACCGGCTCCAGGTGGCGCAGGCGCGCGCCGTTGCGGCGGCCACAAGCTACAACAGGCTGCTCGACGAGGGAGCGAAAAACAAGCTACTCGCCGCCAAACTTGGTGATATGGAAGCCGAACAGGCGGAGCGCATCCGGGACGCCGAGCTTCAGACGCAGGCCCTGAGAGAAGAACGCTATCGCAGGCAGGGCAGGCCAACGCTTCAGACTGGCCTGGGGCTCGCGCTTGACCCCAAAGCCAGCGCACTGCTTCAGCAGGACCTGCTTGAACAGACCACTCTTTACAACCAGGCGATTGAGGTCAGGATTGACGGTGCGCGGAAAGCGTCACTGTATGAAGAGAATGTCAGGCGCGAGCAGTTGGGTAAATTTTATGAAGAATCAGCCACCCGTCAGGCGATCATCACCGAAGAGACGGCGGCGCGCCAGAAGGCGGAGAACGATGCCGTCGAGCAGATTCGCCGCAACGAAGTAATTCTTCAGCAGGGACTAATCAGTCTTGATGTGGACCTTACCCGGGCGCGTTCGGAACAATCCGTCGAGCGACTCCGCCACGAGCGCGAGAATAAAGTGGCCATTACTTTACTTGAGGAGGAACTGAGGGACGCGATAGTACGCGACGCAAGCTACGTCAGGCGCGTGCTTCAGGATTCGGAGCGCTCGCGGCTGGAGAACCGAAAGCACACGATAGATTCAATCATCTCTCTCGAAGCGCAATTGAGGGGTTTCCAGGCGGGCGATCCAGAAACCCTCGCCGCAGCGCAGGAGAGAGCACAGGTCAGCCGTCTCCAGGCATCCATCTCCCTGAAAGAGCGAATCGTCGAGCTTGAAGGTCAGATCGCAAATGCTGGAGAGGATGCCTCGGATCGCTATCGTGTCGCCTGGCTCGAAGCAGTCAAGGCGGTGCAGGACGCCGACGTGCAGGCAGTCGAAAGCCAAATCGCCAGCCAAGTCAAACTCGCTGACGCGACCGTTTTGCATTCAGAACAGGTGCGCGCGCGCGTGCTTGAGCACCTGGCGGAGCAAAAGACCGTGACGGAAGGCTGGGCTGACGGTATTATCGGGACGTACGACCAGATCACCGGCGCGCTGGATAAGGGCATAGACAAGCTCACTGGCGGCCTGACACTCGTTAATAGCTTACTGAAGTCAATCGCTCACCAGTTGGTCAACCGGCTCTTCCAGAGGTTCCTTGACGCATTCTTCCCTGCCTCAAGCGGAGGGAGCGCAAGTGCAATCCCCTCCTTTGGTGGACAGTCGAGCGGCGGTGGTGGCGGATTCGGCGGAATCATACAAGGCATCTTCGGCGGTCTGTTCGGAGGTAAAGGCGGCACAGCCCCTTTCAATCCAAACGCCTCTTCAGGAGTTGCCAGCCTGGTAGCGAGCTTTGCAGGCGACAGTGGCATTAAAGTCCCAACCTCACTCGGAGAACAGTCAGCGAAGGCTACAGAGATTAAATCAATCCTACACGAAGCCGCTCATAGTGCATCGGGGGCAGCGCCTGCTTCTGGCTCTTTGTTGGCAGGGCTAACCTCGGCTGGCCCGGCTGCACTCATTGCTTATGGCGCGCAAGTCCTGAGTGATGCGTTTAGTGGGAACATGAGCAACAGGCAGGCGCTGATAAGTGGAGGGCTTTTACCATATTTCATTAACCGCTCGGCACTCAGGAGAAAAGAAGAGACGATCAGGGATGCTGTATCTAACGACACAGGCACGGCTATCTGGGCATTGATTGGTCAGGCGCAGGCCGGGAATCTCAGCCTCTCAGAAGCGACCACCCAATTCGCTCAAATCAAGACGCGATATTTTGAAGGCATCGCAGGTATCAAAGATTCCAAGACCAAGCGCATTGCCAACGATACCTGGAATCACTTCCAGGCCCTCTGGCCTGTCCTGGAGGCAGCCGCACGCGCGAGCGAGCAAGCGGCGAAAAACGCCGACCTCCTCATTCCTGAGTTCAAAGACGGCGGCGCAACCTGGCGACGCTTCGCAGATGGCGGCATGACGCATCCGATGTTCAGGGACGCGCTCAAAGGCTATCAAGCCTTGCCCGATAACTTCCTGGGCCGAGTGCCGGGCGTCTACGACCGCAAGGATAATATTCAAGTCGCCGTGTCGGGTGATGAAGTGATCCTGCCGCCGAAGGTCTGGAAACCCATCAGGTCTTACCTGAAAGCGCAGCGTCTTCCGGGCTTCGCCGATGGCGGTGGCGTCTCTGATGGGCCGACATTCTCACTGCCTTCATCAAATCAAAAGGAAGGCAAAACTCCTATTCATATCACGGCGAACATCTATTTCAACGGCAAAGAGTTCGTCATTGAAAGTATGGAGTCTGACGAAGGGCGCGAAGTCACGTTTGAAACTATGTCGTCCTATGAAGGCCAGAAAGTCACAAACGGTAATTACAAGCAGGGTCGTAAGAAAGGATCAATCAGATAAATGGGACGCGAGCGCGGACTATCAGCAGAGATCATGACCTTGCTTGCCAGAGGCTCTTACGGCACGCATTCAGTACTCGACATTGTGCTGTCTGACGGCACGCCACTCCACTATGCCACAGCAAAATTTATGCTGAACGGGACTCAGTACCTGGCCAAGTTGCACGAGACGGAAACGCTCAAATTGAGCCGCACTTCCGAGATTGAAAGCATCCCCCTCGATGTTGATAACGTGGATGAGTCGCTCGGCATCACGCTGACCGGCGAGACTAACATGCTCGACGGCGCGACCGCGCGGCTGGGAACTGTTTTCATTGACACGGAAGTAGAGGATTTCATTGACGTAAATATCCCCTTAGCCTTTTACGACGAGAAGCTCTCCGGCGACATCACGAGCGCGGCCCTGGACGATAAGGCTGACCCTCCCGTTGTCTCCTTCACACTGGTCAATGATCTGGATTCCATCATCATCGTAGGTAAGACCGTGAGTGAAATGTTCCCCGTGCAGACTCCTACTCCACCGGAAAATCGTCCTGTCACTCCGAACGATCTTCCTCGGATACCTTCGGGCGGTGGCGGGACTGTTGACCTAGAGGATCAACCGTTTCGCAGGGGCAGAAACGATGTTCCCTTTAACTATACGAACTGATTATGGCGTCTCCTATTGTCACTCCGAATAGTGCAAGCCTTCGCGGCAAGCAGACTCAAATCTTCACGGCTAACCAGTCGGTGAGCTGGTCTGTTACCGGCGGAACTCTCTCGACGGCGCTGGGAG